ATTAAAATATATAGTGTATAAAATAGATAGAAATATTTAAAAAATAATTTTTTAATTTAATATAAATTATGACTAAGTTTTGTTTTAGCTGTGGGCACAAATTAGAATACAAGTTCAATCCACCAAACTTTTGCCCAGTTTGCGGAACACAAATCAATGCGAGTTTGGATACAAAATCAAGTATTCAAACTAAAAAAACTGTAGATAAAAAGGCTTCAGTAGATAAAGAGGGTTATACAGATTCTAACAATGTGCCTATGTTAACAAAACTAGAATATGAAATAGAAAATTTTGGATCCGATATGCAACAAAATATAGGATCTATTTGGGGAAAAAATGCTCCAACTAGGCGTCGCAATAATAGTAAAGATATAAATGATTTATAATGTATTCTTTTGAAGATAAGCTCAAAGAGATAGAAGCTGCTTTAGAAAGAAAACGCCCTAAATGGCAGTTGGACGCAGTCCCCTACATTGATTATGATGACATTAAACAAGTTATCATGACCCATATTTATAAAAAATGGCACTTGTGGGATCAAAGTAAACCCGTAGAGCCGTGGCTAAGTAGGGTAGTGGCTAATCAATTTAAAAATTTATTAAGAAATCATTATGGTAATTATGCAAATCCGTGTCCAAATCAGCATTTAGCTGATCATGATCCACTTACATGTCCAATTTGTAAAAAATGGAACCAAAGCAAAAGATCAGCTTATAACATAAAATTAGCTGTCACTATGGAAAATCATCTATATGAGATCGAAGAAAAAAAAGATAATTTTTTAGATATAGATTCCGCAGCAAAAAAATTATCAAAAGCAATTAAGCCTCATTTAAGCTCAAGACATTTTAAAGCTTTTAGTATGCTTTTTATAGAAAATCGCACAGAGGAAGAGGTAGCAAAATTTTTAGGATTCAAAACAAACGAAAAAAAAAGATCTGCAGGATATAAACAAATTAAAAACTTAAAAAAAATTTTTCAAGAAAAAGCTAAAGAAATAATAAAAAACAACGACATAATATGATAGAATTAACTAAAGCCCAAAAAGAAAAAATTTTAGATGAGTTTGGAAAAGACCCTAGTATAATAAATATCACTAGAGTGGTATTTGAAAACAATGAACTAGATGGAAGATCTAAAGAAGGCAGATCTGTAATTAAATTCTTAGCTGAAAATGGATTAAAAATTCAAACAACAAAACATGAAAAAGCTAAAGAGATAAATTTAAATGTTGATCAAGTTGAAAGAGTAATAGAAATGGCAGAAGATGGCATGAACACTTCTGAAATAGCTGATGTTTTATTTAATAAAAGAGTTAAAAGATTAAGTAATGAATGGAGAGCTGTTAATACTATTTTAAGTCAAAAAGAAGATGACCCTCAAGATTTTAATGATAACTACGTAGCCCCCCAAGCCTTATCTAGAATAATAAAAAAAATTAATGATTCAACTGGCTATGGATTAGAAGAAAATAGAATGTCGCGCAATCAAAAACATTGTTGCGATAAGTTAAGAATAAATTTAAACAATTCTAGATTTGTAGCAATTGTAAATAACTACACAAGCCCAAGAGATAAGGAGTTATTCGAGCAAGAATTTATAAGACTTACTTGGGACAAACCAGATCTCACTGCAGATGAAATTAACTTGTATATGAACGTCGCTAAAGAAATAATTAATCTAGAATTAATTACAGGACATTTACAAAAACTTAATGACATGTTTGAAAGTGCAGACGATCAAGATGAAATGACGGTTAGGTTGGCTGAGATCATAAAAGCTAAAAGTTCTGAATATCATCAGTGCGAAAGTCGTATAGAAAACTTAACTAAAAAGCTGCAGGGTGATCGAGGCCAACGTTTAGCAAACAAACAAAAAGAAACGGCGTCTTTTCTTTCTATAGTTCAACTATTTCAAGAAGAGGAAGAAAGAAAAAATATGGTTCGTATTGCTGAAATGCAAAAACAAATAATAAAGCAAGAAGCCGAAAAGCTTGAAGGCATGTCTGCTTGGAAAGCTCGCGTTTTGGGTATTGGTATTGAAGATGTCTTATAAATGTAAAGTATGTGGAGCAGAATTCGAAACAGAAAAAAGTCTTCATGCTCATTTAAAAGCACATAAAATGTATGTGGCAGATTACTATGTAAAATACTACCCAAGATACAATAAATTAAATGGAAACCCTTTGCCATTTAAAAACAAAAAAGAATATTTTGAAAACGATTTTATTAATCGTTCGCAACTTGTAAAATGGTGCGAAATTTCACCGAATAAAGAAGTAAAAGATTATATAATAAAATTAGCAAAAAAAAGAATAGAAAGAAAAAATTATAAAAATGCTCCATTCTATTTAGAGCTATTAAAACGCCAACTTCCAGATCTAGACACTTACAAAAAACATTTTGGCACTTATACAAATGCTTGTAAAGCCATGAGCGTCAAACCTATCTTCTATAAAGGTATGCCTAAAGAGTTTGATAAAGATTTTGATGTTGAGGTTTTAGTTGACACCAGGGAACAGCAACCATTAAACTTTTCTAAATCTAAAATTTTAAAATTAGATTTTGGAGACTATACTTTAGGTGGTAATAACTTTTCTAATACTTTTGTAGATAGAAAAAGTTCTGGAGATTTTTTATCAACGTTTGGTAGTCAATCTGACAGATTTAGACGAGAAATGCAAAGATGCGTAGAACTTGATAGCTATATGTATATAGTTATTGAAAAATCTATTGAGTCTATAGAAAAAGAATCAATCTTTCAAAAAGGTAGAAGAGCCCCTAAATTAAACTGGGTTTTTTCTAATTTAATAAATATACAACACGAGTTTGCAGGTAACTGTCAATTTGTGTTCACAAAGAATAGAAAGCACAGCGAGAAAATAATTCCAAAACTTTTATATCTAGGTAAAAAATTATGGAATGTAGATGTGCAATATTTTTTAGATAAGGAGGACGCATGAGTTGGGATTGCGGAAATCAAAAGCCCATCATTAAAGAAAATATTAATGATGAAATACTTAAGCTTGAGGGCTATTTAGATGATACAAAAGCAAAATTATGGTTATATAAATTTTTAAAGCAAAATATAACTTTTAGTACAGAACTTTTAACAGGTATAGAATTATTTCCATTTCAGCACATGGCAGTAAAAGCCATGATGGAAAATGATTACTTTTTGGGCGTGTGGTCTCGTGGAATGTCTAAATCTTTTTCAACTGGCATATTCGCTTTACTTGATGCTATGTTAAATCAAGGCGTACATATTGGAATTATATCTAAATCATTTCGTCAATCTAAAATGATATTTAGGAAGATTGAGGATATATCTTTAGACAAAAAAGCAGAACTATTTAGGCAGTGCATTGGTAAAGTAAGCAAATCTAATGATGAATGGTCTATGCAAATAGGAAAGAGCCGTATAACTGCATTGCCTCTTGGTGATGGAGAAAAACTTCGTGGTTTTCGTTTTCAAAGAATTATTATTGATGAGCTTTTGCTCATGCCAGAAAAAGTTTTAAATGAAGTTATCGTGCCATTTCTAGCTGTTGTAGAAAATCCAACAGAAAGACAAAAAATTAAAGATGCTGAAGATGCTATGATTGCAGCTGGCAAAATGAAAGAAGAAGAAAGAAAAGAGTGGCCATCTAATAAAATGATTGGATTATCATCTGCTTCTTATAAATTTGAATATCTTTATAAACTTTATCAACAATATGAAAATATGATATTTAATCCTGGTGCAAAAAACCAAGGAAGACGATGTATAATGCAATTTAGTTATGATTGTGCTCCTAAGGCATTATATGATGAAAATTTAATCAGCCAAGCTAAAGGAACAATGAGTCAAGCTCAGATTGATAGGGAGTTTAATGCGCAGTTTACAGACGATAGTGCAGGATACTTTAAAATTAGTAAAATGGCTGACTGTACAATTGTAGATGGAGAATCACCAGCAGTTGAAATTGCTGGAGACGCGGATGCAGAGTATATAATGGCTTTCGACCCTTCTTGGTCTGAATCCGAAGCTTCTGATGATTTTGCTATACAGATAATAAAACTATTACCAGAGAAAAAGAAAGGTGTGTTGGTTCATAGTTACGCATTGCCTGGAACAAATCTAAAAAAACATATAACTTACTTTAAATATATACTAGATCATTTTAACATCATTATGATTGTAGGCGACTACAATGGCGGCGTACAGTTTATAAATTCCTGCAATGAAAGCGACTTGTTTAAAAAAAATAAAATACAAATAGGAATATTTGAGGGAGATTTTAACAACCCACATGATTATAGTAAAGATTTAAGAGAGGCTAGAAGAAAATATAATATTCAAAGTAAAGTCATATGTCACTTACGAAAGCCTGTATCAGTGTGGATAAGAAATGCAAACGAAATGTTACAAACCGCTTTTGATAGAAAAAAAATATACTTTGCAGCTACAGCAATGGATGATAACTACTCAATGCAAAAATCTAAAAAAATACCAATTAAAGATTTAAAGTTTTCAAAGTATGAAGATGAAAAAAATATAGGAGCTAAGATGATTGATTTTATTGAACACCAAAAAGATATGATTGATTTAACAAAAGCCGAATGTGCACTTATACAAGTATCTAGTTCAGCTGGAGGAACTCAAAGTTTTGATCTTCCGCCTAATTTAAAAAGACAAAAAGGCGTAGATAAGGCAAGAAAAGATTCATATTCTGCATTAATATTAGGTAACTGGGGAATGAATATATATTATGATATGATGGATTTGCCAAAAGAATCGCAAGCTGGGTTTACTCCAATGTTTATTTAAAAAAGTTAAAAAAGTAACTTTTAAAAGTGTAATTAACTTTATAATAAGATATGGCCAAAAGAAAATATAATAAAAAATCTAACTATTGG